ACCAGCATATGTGTTTGTTGTTGTGTTTGCACTGCCTGCTACTGTTACCGCTAACGGTGCAGCATGAGCAGAAGTAGAGATTCCTACGATTGCTAGAGCTGCAGCAGAAGCAAGTGCGATCTTTTTAAGTGACTTCATGTGTTTCCTATCTAGTTAGTATCCCTGTACAGGATAATGATTTGCATACTTTGCAAACCAATTCTATTTTTTATTTTCTGTTTTTGATTTTTGCTGACGAATCACCTGGAATGGTCCAGATGTAAAAATATCGTTGTTAGCAGCAATTTCTAGGGCTTCCGTCACAGAAGCACCAGCGTACAACGCACCAATGGCATATGCAGAACCTGCACCAACGCCATAAATTCCATCTTGGTTTAATACTACACTAAAGTCATCACCTATGTCAAATACTTCGCCATTAAAAGCAATTAGCATATTAAACCCAGATTCTTTATCTTCTTTATCACTTTTATAACCATTTTCTTCTAAGCATTCCCGCATTGCTGGAACAAACTTAGTAATCATAAAATGATACAAATCTTCTTTTTCTTTTGTTGTTGGAATTGGAGGAACAAAAATATGCTGCAATACATCGCAAGGTTGGGAATCTCCACTACCAGCAATTAAATAACCATTTTTTTTAGTAATTTTTTCCATTTTAACATGGTTATTCTTGCGTGTTCCATCCGTAACTTGAGAATCAGCACCCATTGTTACGTTGCCATTTTTAGCCAAAGCAACGATTGTTGTCATTTACTTACCCAACTCCTCTAGGATAGCTTCTGTTGTTCTCGATTCAATTACATCAGAAATTTCCCCTTTATTCATTTTAAAAATCTGAGGAATACTTTTGATATTATAATATTCTAGCGTACTTGCATCAATTTTGTCAACATCTACAAGATAATAGTTAGTTTCAGGATCCATTACTGAAACTCTTCCATAATGTGGCTTTAATTGTTTGCATGGATTACACCATTCTGCTGTAAAATAAACTATACATTCATTTTCAGCAATAAATTCTTTTACATCATTAGTGATCTTAAGCAATTATTTCCTCCGCAGTAATAACTTTACCTAAATATAGCTTTTTTATTATAAAGTTCTTTATATGCTCAGGACCTTTTTGTCTACCCGCCAAAATAATAACCCATCTAGGCTCATATCCCGCATCAATGCAAAGTTCACACATAAAAAGCTGTATACCATCCATTATAGTAGATTTTGTGGGAGAAAGCTTGTTTTTAGACTTTCCGCATGAAAAACACATCATTATAAATAATCTTCTTCCTCTTCTTCGGGGTATCCAATACCCTCTACCTCTTCATCTAAATAGCCTACGCCTAATTCATCAACTATTTGAAATTCTTCATTAGGCAGTTCTACTCTGTAACTAACTCCGCCATAATAGTATTCAATCATAGATGCCCAAGCACCGTATTTAACGACAGTACCATAAACACCTTCGTCTGGTATCCAAACAATTGTTTCGATGTCTTCAGGTTCTTGATCTTTTTCTTGATTGCTCATCGGTATACTTCATCCCTTCGATTTCACATGGTGTACCATAAGATTGTATCAGTTTTCTTACCAAAAGTAGATGTTGCATAATTGCTTCACGCTGACTTTCGTTATACTCCATGATATTGCTTTCGTATACTGTCAAAGCTAAATAGTTAGGTCTTGCCCTAACATCTACTATCAAATTTTTTACGGGAGGTTTTAAATCCCGTATTTTTTTTGCCATTTCAACTGTGTACGATATTTTTACCATGAAGCTTCTTTAACTGTTTCCATATACCTTGGTCTTTGTGTATATTGTGTTGTTTATCTGGTCTTCCAAGATCCATATATACGCCACCCCAGACACCCTTTTCTTTATTTAAAACACCTTGTGAATGGCATTGTTTAATTACAGGACAATGTAAGCAAACCTGATCAATTTGTTTTGCCAATTCTTTATCAGTTTCATAATCATCATAAAACCAATCAATACGCATATTTTTACATGCAGCAAGATGATACCATTGAATGTCTTGCTTATCAATTCCTAGCTTATCAAAGAAGTTTGCCATACTTTTCGCTAATCTCCCAAGTTCCGCTAGATTTCATTTCATAACGGCTTGAGTATCCCCATTTACCATTTCTGAACATTCCGTTTTTTTCTAAATAACCATTATTACTTGGAGACCACTTAACAATAGTGTAGCCATCCCAAAAAAATCCTTGTGATTTGTTTTTTTCAACAAACTTGTGTGCTGTTTCATAATCTAATACGAGCTTTGGCATTATACTTCCTTTCCAAAAAGTTGTCGCCAGTTGATGAATTTGTATTTATTGTTACTTGAATCAGTAACTTCTGTTGCTTGCATCTCATTGTATATTACAATGTCGCCTGCTGTCAAGGGAATCTCATAATGATTACCCGCATTGTCATTATCTCCTGGACCAACTGCAATTACTTTTCCACGTTTTAGATCGTTTTCAAGTGATGTTGCAGCAAGTACTAACCCAGATGTAGTTTTCTTTTCGCCCTGTTCAATTTCTTCTACAAGAATTAAACTGCCAAAAGGCTCTATATTAGTCATTATTTTCCTTTGTTATTTGGATAGTTAAATATAAGTGTATCATTCTTTATTATGCTTTGTCAAGCCAATTTCAACTTTTTTATGCAATTCTTCTATAGTTGAATCATTAATTAATGTAAGATCAAATGAATAATCATCCATTGCAACTTCTGAATAATGATTTGTTATTGGTGTAATGTTTGGTCTGTTAACTCTCCACACAACCCCACCTTTGGCTTTAATTGCTTCTGCTTCGTTTGGAAACCTTACATCACTAATAACAGTGTGAAAGCTTCTAATTTTATTTAAAGCAATATTAACCCAAAAATCTTCGCCAAACATCTTGCGACCTACTTCTGTGCCAAAAACTTGCAAAAGCCTACGCACTTCGGGATATCTAACTTTTGCATCATCAATACCATAAGTATCAACTACATATTGGTAATCCAAATCTTCGTAATCATATGAAACTTTAGGATTAAGAATATACATTGCTTCTTTCATGGGTTCAGCAAAAGAATGTTTAGTAAAATTAAATTCTTTAATCAAATGATCTGCTACCGTATCTTTGCCAGATCTAGCATATCCAGATAAACCAATCAACATCTATCTACTCCGTCCCAAGTGCCCCATTTTGTTGTTGAAATTCCATTTTCTTCCCAAAGTTTAATTACGTTTGGATTGTCATCTACAGCATGTTCAACATCCCACATTAAATTAATATGTTCTAATATATCTTTTTTAACCTCATAATCTGAACGATTATCTTTATCGCCACGCATAAATAATGCGTGATGTGGAATTTTGTTTTTAGCAAGCCATCTTGATGTGTGTGCTCTCCAAGTTTCACGACGTGCGGTTACAACAATAATATCAAAATTGTCGTGATAAGCATTCATTAACATTTCTTTCACTTGAACGTGAGTAGGAACGTTTATAGAAGCTTCATGAAAATTATCAAAGCTTTTTTGAAAAGCAGGATCATTTTTTTTATTTACAATATGATGTAAAATAGAATCAACATTGGCTAATGTACCGTCTACATCAAATATGTATGCTTGTTTTTTATTCGTCTGTTGTTGATCCACTGTATACTCTTTCGGGTTCTACAGCTTTCGCTTGTAATTGTGACATAATTTGTTGTCTTGCTTTAACATAAGCAACAGATTCATTAAATTCTTTAAGTGCATTTGCTCTTTTCTTACGTGCTTTGTTTTTTGTAGCTCTTTTAATACCTCTTAAAGAGATTGCTTTATTGTTTTTTTTCATTATTTGTGCTCTTTCTGTATATGATTATTTAATGTATGATGTGCAAAACCAGAACGTACTTCGAGTTCTCTTTTGCATTGTGTACAAATTACAATACGACTTGATGCCATTTTATCCTTTTGGTAGTTGTGCAAATATTTCTTTACACGTAGGACAGAGTGGAAATTTATTAGGGTCTCTGCTTGGAACCCAAACCTTACCGCATAAAGCTCGTATAGGTTTGCCCGTAATCATTGATTCAGTTATTTCATTTTTGTTTGCGTAGTGTGAAAAACGTTCATGATCACCATTGTCTGTGGTGATTACTTGTTCAATTAAATCCGTTTCCATCATTTCCTATTATATCAATTGGAGTAGGAGCTGTCAAGAGGCTATGACAAATAAAACATTCTGCTTCCAAACCATACATGCCTATTTGATAAGTTTCTTTATCAAATTTAGCAATAATAATTAATTCGTCTCCACCGCAATTAGGACAAACTGGTGTTGGAATGCCTCTTAAATCCATTAATCTTCTACTAACCTATAAGGCACACCCATTGCTTCGCACAATCTTAATGCTTGTTTATTTCTTGAAGATTGACCAAAAATTAATACAAAATCTGGCAATGATTCAACCAAAGTAACGTCTGATAAAGATCCCTTATCTCTAACTAATTCTTCTTTAATCTTATAACCATTTGATCTTATCATTTTTTCTACTTTACCAATGTATTCTGTAACCATATTTTCAGCACCTTTTAATCCTTTATGAACAAATAAATATTCTTTATCATCAGGATAAAAATGTTTTCTATCTTCAATTAAAATTGTCATTTGCCTAATAAATTCGTTGTAATTTATATAATCTTTTGAACCAAAAACTATTACTCTCATTATTTCCTTTCTAAAACAAAGAATGACGGTTTCCCGCCATTCTTTGCATATATACGTATATATTTAATTACTTAACTGGTGCGAATGCTCCACCCCAAAGGGATTTCTTCATCTCAGCCTTTTCGTCCTTTGCAGATTCTTTTGCATCTTCCTTAGCGGATTCTGCATCTGCAGCCTTACCCATGCAATTGCAAAGATTTAGCTCTTTACCGCAATCTGGGCAATTAGAAGCTTTTTCAACTTTGCTATCATCTTCTTCAGCATCGTCTCCTTTTGCGATTGCACCGCAAGTTGGGCACTTCTCTCCTTTAGCGATTGTTACTTTTTCAGCTGTTTGAACTTCATCTGTTTTAGATGGAGCAATTGCTGATGTAGCAGAGCTTGGGATTGTTGCTTCATTTGGAACAACTGCTGAATCACCATTTGGTGCATCAGAAACTGATGTTGCTCCATCTGTTGGACGAGTCTCTTGAGAAATCAAGTGATCTCCTCCAGCTTTTGGAAAATCCTTTTGCACAGCGATTTCGCCTTTTGGATCTGGTTCTGTTGTGTTTGACACGATATTACCTCCTATTTCATTAATTGGCATTCCTGTATTATAGTCATGCCTTTGATTTGTATTTGTGTTAGCACTTTGTCTAACGTAATTTTCAACGCTTCTTTCATCACGCTCTTCATTGGCAGAAGAAGAAGTACCGATTGCTTTAATCATATCGGATATTTCGTTTAAAAAATCTTTGCCATTCATTATGCGTGAGAACCTGGCTCTGTTGTTGCAATTGGTCCACCTGCATATTGAGGTGTTGTCATTGAAACATCTTTACCAGTAAAAGGTCCAGCTGTTGTTCCCTTACCAGGATTATTAACTCCTAGGTTTGTTACTGAAGGGGTTACAATCTTTGCTTCTGGTCCCGCTTGTTCTGTTACTGGAGTTGACTTTGCTGGTTGCTCTGTACCTGCTCCTGCGACTTGTTGGTTATTATCCATTATTTACCGCCTTATAGGTTTATTATATTCTAGAAATCTTCATCTTCATCATTGATCAGATCTTCAAATCCTAGAGTTTGTAATATAGTTTTTGCTTCTTCGGATATACTAAACTTAGCATTTAAATTTTCGTCATATTCCAATTCAACTAAACCTTTTTGATACAATTCCATCATTGTGTTATCTATATCTTCCATGATAGTTTCATAGAGATCTGGGAGAACTTCTTTTAAGACTTTCATATTAAATGTAAAGAGTGGTTCCCCATCTTCATCTAGCCCCGCAAGATTTGCTGCTCCAGCGTTCAATAAATAACTCATAACTTGTTGGGATTCTACTTCTTCTTCGTCATAATCGTCAAAGTCTTCCATACAATCCCTTCTTGGTAAAACATTTCCTCATAAGTATTATACCGCACCCCCAGCAAGAATCGAACTTGCGACGCAGACCTTAGAAGAGTCTCGCTCTATCCGCTGAGCTATGGGGGTAAAAAACAAAGGCACTATTTCTAGTGCCCTGCTTTGAATCTTCTGTTTGTATTATACTATGATTTTAGGGTTGCTGTCAATTGCCATTGCCAGAATTGGTGCTGTGCCAAGCGGTCTGCAAAGAAGTTTAAAACTCCCTGCTCTCTAGCCTTATCAGCAATATCACAACCATCTTTTAATTTATCAATAATTTGTGCATTTGTTTTGCTTAATTCAGTTAACATTTCTATTGCTGTCAATTCAAGTGAATCGTTAACCATCATTGCACTGTTTTGTTGTAATTGTTGTAGCCCAAAAGGAGCTTTTGCTCCAAGTTTTCTTAAATTTTCTGCATATGTATCAATAGATTCAAATACATCTTCATAAATTTCTAGCAAAAATGCATGATCTTGCTTAAATGTTCTTCCTTCTATATTCCAATGATACCCATGGCTTTGTGCATAAATTTTCATAGCCATTGATTGTAGTTCTTTAAGCATTACTTCTAATTCGTTCATTTGTGTTCCTTCTTATTTAAATCTGCCACTATATCTAATAGTATATCAGAGTCTGGTCTTTCAGGATGATTATCTGTGTATAAAGCTTTTAAAGTCTTTTGATCTTCTTTTCTTTGTGATCCCTCCCCCATCATAATAAGTAACATGGCAATCGGTACAAAAAGACCAATTGGAAATTTTACCCACATGTGGGAAACATTAAGGATTATAGCTGACATATAGCCAGACATTCTTGCTGGATATTTGTCAATATAAAAAGATATATGATTAATGACTTTGTGCATATATCTTATTATACATTATTTAGATATTTTTGCGTAACCCGTCTTTTTCTTATTCATTGAACCTGGAAGCTTTCCGCCTGGACCTTTATGCTTTGCTTGACGAATCTTAAGTGCTGCTTCTACCTTTTTTTGCTTTTGTGTCATTTTTATCCTTTGTTAGATGAGCAGTTTTTTACAGTCATGCTCAGGACTATTCCAGTTATTTAGCGTCGCTGTCTCCCCCGACAAATCTGCGACTCCCCGATGAAAGGGTGCAGATAATTATTATATCATTACTTGATTTTAATTGTTTTGGGCTTTGCCTCTTCTGGAATCTCTCGTTCAATTTTAACAATAAGCATTCCGTTATCAAGTGAAGCAGATTTAACAAACATATACTCACCTAAAGTAAATGTTTGAGTGAAGTCACGACCAGCAATACCTTTGTGTAGGTATTCGGTTTCTGGCTCGTTTTCTTTTCCACCTTTAATAACTAAAGTATCTTTTTCTACTTTAATGTCAATATCTTCACGGTCATACCCTGCAACTGCAAGTTCAACAATATAGTTGTCCTCGTCAATTTTCTTTACATTGTATGGTGGAAATGAAGATAGCGTTTTCTTATTTGTTTCCCATCTAGCAAATTGATCGTGAAATCCTAGAAAAAATGGATCGTTAAACCAATTTTCAATTTGTAAGAAAGGATTGTTGATTGTTGTTAATGTGCCATTTGCATAGGCATGGTTGTATGTAGTATTTGGATTGTTCATTTTACTTAGCTCCTTTTCAGCAAGTTAGTTGTATTCAAGACCCCAAAGGCATCTTGTTTATATATTATAGCAAATAAACTATATTTATGTCAAACTAAGAGTTTGATCTACCGTTTTTATCTGATTTGTTTCCGTAACCTACTGACGGCTCTCCGTCTTTCTGAGGTGGACTATTGTATGTGGAGTTGTATCTCGCATCTAAATATTGGCTTCCAAATACTGGGGCAAAAGAACCATTCCAATAATTAAAAGAACCAATTCCTTCCTGTTGATTTTGTTGTGTTTGATCACCTTTTGTTAAATCTGGTTGATTAACAGCAATAGCTTCCATTGCTGCTTGTGCGTGTTCTTTTGTTGTATAGCAACCAATTACTTGTCCCGTGCCTTCTTTGGTTATAGCATAACCACCTTGACAATCAGGTACATTGTATTCAATTTTAAAACCTATGCCTCCGCCAAGTAAACCAGCACCTGCTGATTCTTTATTAAACGACATTGTTATTTATTCTTTCTTTGAATTGGTGAAAAAGCACCTTTCCAAATTTCCTTTGCAATTTTATCTTCTCTTGCAACAATTGCACGAGACCAAGCAAAACCTGCGTCTCCACCCCATGCGTTCCACATAATTTTACCGTGAGATGGCTTGTCCCAATCTTTTCCTTTTTTGTCAACTTCATGACGTGAAAAGAAAGAATACATTCTTTTAACTGTATCTAGTGACATTGATCTGCCTGCAACAATATCTCTTGCACGACCCCAACCAACAGAAGTTCCTGCGCCAGTTGCTTTACCATCTTCTTTCCATTTAATTGCACGAGCTGCTGCTGCTTTCATTCCAGCGTTTGGTTGATAACCACCGTCTGCTTTTTTGACGGGAATACAATTAGGAACAGTTTTACCATCTTTTTGTTTAGTTCCTGCATATTGATATCCATCCCAGCAAGGTCCTTGACCTTTATCAATACATGATGTGCATTTTTCTGTATCTGAAATATAATGATGATCATTACCTAAATCATCGCATCCACAAGTCATGCACTTTTTAGTTGCTTCTGGTTCATTTGCATATAACGCAGACATCTGTGCTTGTGCTTTTTCTTTGCTTGGGTGAGTTCCCGCAACATGTCCTGTATTTTGGGCTACTACTGAAAATTTATTTCCGTGTTGTACAATTTTATATGGCATATTGTTTATCCTATCCTACGTTATAAATTGTTAGATTAGCACTTGGTGATGCTGGTCTTGTTGGATTTGTTCCTGCTGCTGTAGCAATTAATGACATTCCCGCTGCACCTGACCACCAGTGAAATTGAATATAATCTCCTGGAGCAACAGTAACTGGTGATTCAATATTTGCTAATACTTGTGAATTTTGAGCACTTGTAGTTGTAAATGTAAAAGAAGATGCTGGTACATTTATTCCATTTTTAGAAAACCAAGTTGTAATATTGTAATTAGATGCTCCACCAGTAAAGTTAAATTGACCTAAAAAGTTAAGGTTGTATGTCCCTGGAACTTGAAAAGTAATTTTTGTGGCATCAGTA